GTTTGTAAGGCAGAACCTCAAACAGTCTGTTCGTTTTCGACTGGATTTCAACGATCTGTTGGTTGACGTACTCGCCCTTTGCCCCGAATCGTGCCGCCCAGTCATGGAGCGTTACCGCATCCGTTCCAATTGCTGTCATGTTTACCACTGTCCTTTCGCTCTTTAGTATTTGCTATTGCCAAACAGCAAATCAGCGGCGCTCTTGGCCTGCGGCGCGGGCTTGCTGTCAGGAGCCGAATCTTCTTGGAGGAGGCTTCCCATTTCTTGGAGCATCCTCATTACTGCGGGATGATAAGCCGCCCCGCTCTCGACAAGCACTTGCATTACTTCGCCCGTGCTGTCGAATGTATTTACAATGTTTTTCGCGAGCTGCAATTTCTCCGGCGAGGTCAGCCCCGCCTTCTTGCACTCGTTTTCCCAAGCGTTCTTTTGCTGTGTTGCCCTCTGCATTACGTCAAGCATGAGATCGGAATGGAGCTTTATAAGCCCGTTGGCCTGCTCCTGCGTCATCCCCGTTGCTTTCGCAATCTCCGTGAATTGGGTTTCAATCTCCGGCGTCATTTGCAGTCCTTCCGGCAAATTGAACTCGTATTTCTCCGGGACGACGGGCTTTGCCTCTTCTGCCGGAGTTTCCTGCGGAGCCGTCAAAGTTTCGCCCATGCTGACTTCTTCTGCTGCCGGAGCCTGTGTTTCAACTGCCTGCTGAGTTTCTACCGTTGCCGTAGTGTTGCCCTCTTCTGCCATTACAAATCTTCCTCCTCTTCATTTCTGTTTTTGTGTTCTCTTAACATGGTATATTCGAGCGCGAGGCCGTCAGTACCAACGGCCTTTATGCTCCGAATCAAGCGCAGTATATCCTCCCCCACGGAGCGCCGCCCCATAGAGTAGAAATCCTGCGCGTAATTCCCTGTCCCCCCAAGCGCACCAGCTCCGCACATATCAAGAAGCTCTGCCACGAACTGCCGCCCCTGTTCCGTCGTCATGATCCGAAGGAGATTATCTTCGTCCATTTACATTCCCCCCATTATGGAGCCTATGCTGCGCTCCTGCGGGTTAATCTCGGACATGAGCCTTGCAGCGTCAACGCCGTCTTTGAGCGCCGGAGCCATCTGCTCCATGTTTTCAAGCTGCTGCTGCTTTGCCATTTCCTCCGCCCGTGCCTTTCGCATCTTCTCCACTTCGCTCTCGTCCCGAAGTACGCTTTCCGGCGTACCCGTGAGAGAAGCGTGTTTTCGGATTGCGTCGTCGAGGTTGAGGTTGTCCATAACGTCGGGGGATATGCCCGCGAGATTGCCTGCGAGGGAAAGCGTTCTCTCGATTGCCGGAGTTGCGACGGCCTTCTGTGCCTGTGCAAGAAGGGAAATAAACTCGGCCTTGATTGTCCCCTCCTGCCCCTGCAATTCTTCGGGGACGGGCGGGAAAAGCCCATTCCTAAGACAAATCTCGAAGGCCCTCTTCGTGAGCGGAGCTAATACTTCATTGTGCATCTGCTCCAACACAGGGGAGAGCATGAGAAGCTTTTCTTCGTGCCTTTCGGCCACTTCCCTTGCCGTCATTTCCGGCGTGTCATTGCTGGCAAGCATCACAAACAAGTCATTAAAGAAAGCCGCCCCTATCTGGCTTTGCTTAAACTGAATCGTTTGTAATACGTCCTCGCGGCTGCCGCTCGCATCAAACAAAGGACGAATCCCCGCCGCAATATTCGGATCAGGAACAACAGTCTTTGAGCCGGGGTTGCGGTTTACCTTCGCCACGGAGGAGGGAACTATCAGCGGAGGATCGGCCCGATTTTCGAGGAGCCGCATATTTACCGCTTCCAGCTTTTGAAGCTGCATACAATTCCCAAGGGCGTTATGGCCGGGGCCTGTCCCGTATATCCCGTTGGCAATCGTCGTCCAGCGCGGCATAAGGAACGGGCATTCGTGATAACCGCTGACCTTTAGGAATCTATCTTGCTGCGTGCTCTCGAAATAGTAAGAGCGCCACGGGAAATTGCCCACGCCCAAAACGTCAGGATCATAATTCGGGTTTTTCTCTATGAGCATCTGGACTTCAAAATCGGCTTTGTTGTCGTCCTGTGCGGCGGCATTCTTCACGCCGTCGGAAACAACGTCCTCCCCGAACTCGTCAATTATCTGCCAAGCCTTCATCCGCATTTTGCGCGCAAGCTTTACCACTCTGCCCCGCGCGTCCACGTCCCCCGCGAACTCGCCGCAAGTGTACGGGCGGCACCAAATCGCCGTGTTATAGTCCTCCAGCATCAGCGCCCCCGCCGTCCCGAACTGGGAAAGCTCCGCCTCAATTTGAAGCAGGGTATTATATACGTTACTCTTGGCGTATATGTCCATGAGAATTTCTTTGCAATCATCCAGCCACATTTTGACTGTGTGATAATTGCTTAATTCCTCGTCTGCCAAGCCAAGCTCAAACCACGGGCGGGAGGGGGAAGTCAAGCCGGAGTGAAGTCCTGCCGCGCACTTCCCGTGCGCCTCCATGGGGTACGGATCGAGAAGGAAATAATCTCGCCGTTTTCCTTCGCTCGTCCTTGTGTCCTCATCGAAGCGCCCCCGCGCAGGGTTTATGTATCGGGATAACTGCCGCCAAGTATGCTCTTGCTGCTGCCGCTCCTCGTACATCTGAGAAACAAGCCGCCGCTTTGTTTTCAGAAGGTCGGCATCTGCAAGGGCGGCCTGTATGAATTTAGATACCGGAACCATTCATCACGCACCCCCAAGGGTTTTTCTCTGCGGCATCTCGCCAAGCAGGGTTTTGGCAATGCCGCCCGCCGTGTTCAGCGCACCCGAAGCCGCGCCCGTAACCGTGGACGCCCTGCCCCTCATGTTCTTTTGCAGGCGTTTCAGCTTTGCGTTTTTCTCCGTGTCCGTTGCGCTCTCCTGCTGAATGGATGACGAAATGGAAGCGGGGGCCGAACTCTGTACCACGGGCTTCTCGACTACTTGCGTTTCACCGCCACCACCGCCACCAAACAGGCCGCCAAACAACTGCAAATCAAAGCTAAACATAAGTATCAATCCTCCATGTAATTTTTTAGGGGGTTATATGGCTCCTCTTCGTCCTCGAGCTCCCGCGCGCCGGGGGTGTATATCGGCATGGCGAAAGTGAGGGCGAGGGAATCAGCGAGGTCAGGGGACTTTCCGATTTTCTCTTTCACTTTGTCTTTTGGTTCCAGGATTATCTTGCCCGCAGGAGTAAACTTGTACTCCACGACGGAAAGCTCGCTTTTCAGCGTCGTTTCGTTCGGGATCGCTCCCCCGCTCGTCATCCACTCCCGCAATTTAAAATACATTTCCGCGCGCCGGTTTGCGTATCGGTCTGAATCCATAGCGGCCCCCGCGAAATTGACTTCCGTGACGTTGTAGTGTAATTGCCTAAGACGGTCAATCACTCCCGCCCCCATGGCGCCCACGTCGATAAACACGGCGGCGGGCTTATGCTCCGCCATTGCGACGATTACACGGTCAGCCGCTTGCATGGTATCAAGCCCGCGAAAGACTTTTTGCGGGAGAGCATGAAGCCCCTGCCGAATCGAAATAACTGTTGCGTCATCACCGAACCGCGCCACGTCCACGCCCATTATGACAGGTTGCCCGCTCACGTCGGCGGCGGTAAGCTCACGGGCGGCGGCATCGGAAACCAAGTCTATAGGGATAACCACGTCAGAAGCGGAGGCGGAGAAATCACAAAGGAGCTCTTGCCTAATCGCGTTATCAGTCATATCTTTTTTCATGTCCTCCACTTCTTCGGGAGGAAGCACGCCGCTTTCGTCAACACGATATAGGCAAGAGAACCAAGAATCTTCTTTCTGTGCGCGCTGGTATATCTCGTAAAATTGATTCATCCCTTTCGGTGTACCGATGAACACAGCCCAGCCTTGACGGTCAGCCAGCGCCGGACGAATTACCTCGTTCCATAGCTCCGGCTTAATCTGTGCGAACTCGTCCAATATGGCCCCGTCCCAGTAGTTGCCGCGCAGCGCGTCGGGATGATCCGCGCCGATAATGTGAAGCCTTGCCCCAGGCCAGCCGGGATTTTTAGGGGGAAGCTCAACGAATAAATCTGATTCGTTCTTTTTTACGCCGGGGATAACTGAGGTATAGTGCAGGAGATACTGCCAGGCAATCATTTTCGCCTGGTTCCTAAACGGCGCAACGTATGCGTAATGCGGGGCAGGAAGCTCGCATTGTATCGCCCTTTTAATCATTTGATTGACCGTGCCGACGGTTTTCCCGAAACGCCTATGACAGACGAGAACGGCGAAACGGTGAGCATCAAGCGCCGGATGAATCACCTTCGCCCATAGAGGGCGGGGCTTATATGGAATCGTTACCTTTCGCGCCACTCTCCGCACCCTCCCAACTTACCGCAACGGGCCCGCCGTCTGCGCCGGAAATCTGATTTTTGACAATGTAAACGCCCTCCATTTTGTTGGCCGTGTCGATTGCCTTTATTTTCTCGATCGGGCTTGTTTCTTCGCTTTGTGCGATATTGCTTAAAATTTCCATTCGCTCAATAACTGAGAGGATTGTCTTTTTCTGAGAGGCAGAACGCACTTTCTTTTTTAACTCCGCTATTTTGTTTCTTACCTCATCATTTCTCAACAAACGAGAAGCCCGACTTTCTGCGGAGTGTTGATTGTCGGCCTTATATCCTGCGGCCTTGTAGGCTTCCGTTGCGTTATCTCCATTCTTGACAAATTCCTCACAAAATTTTGCGTGCCGTTCTCTCATGACGATCACCTCCCGCCTTTTGACTTTTTGTTGTTTAGCACTCTCTCGCGCGCGTGCGCGCTAAGTGTTTCTGTTTCTGTTTCTGTTTAAGTTTAATTTCTCTCTTTCTTTTTCTTTACTTTCTTTCTTTGCTTCTTTCTTTCTTTGCTTTCTTTTTCTTTCTCTCTTTTTTGTGGATAACTCGCCCCGCCTGTGGATAGATTGTGGATTGTTTTCCACAGGCAAAAGAAAAGAGCCTTGTAGAAAACTACAAAGCTCTTCACATGAGGAGAAACACCAACTAAGGAGGCTTTTCAATACTATACACTGTAATCATTATACCCCTTTTTTTCGGTTCTTATATCCGATATAAGGAATAGTATTATTGTCCTAATTTTTATTTATATGGTTTGTTTTGTATTCCTCGACAACTTTCCCCATGAACTCAGAAAAGCATAAATGCTCGTTTTTCATAATCTCATATAACTCTTTGATTATATAATATGGCATTCTAACTTGGATCGTGCCCCAATCATCATAACGCCCAATCTCCAACAATTCAAAATATCTACAATGCAAAAAATTATCGTTTTTAGTGCACCATTCCAAATTTTCAACGTAGTTATCCCACGCTTTCCCGTTGATATGGTTCACTTGCGGAAGGTTGTCCGGGTTTGGAATAAACGCCAACGCGACAAGCCGGGAAACATAAACATTTTTACTTTTCCCTTTATTAGTTAATAAAACCATTGGCCGCCTTGCGCCGCTCCTCGTTAATGTTTTGCCCGTGCGCGTGTTTACCACGTCCCCATAATTACTTACTTTGTAATGTTCAAAGCCTTCAATGGGAACGGGTGCCCATTCCTGAGGCTTTAATGACCAATTAACTCTTGGCATTTTCGTTCCCTCCCACATAGCTCTCTATAGCGTCAGAAATAAACGCCACAAGAGAAAGGCCCCTTTCTTCTGCATACCCCTTCCAAATATCCCTGATCCCCTTTTTTACTTGCAGCGTAACCTTTTCATAGTTTTCGGCATTGTAGCGGTTAATATAATTCATTTTCGCCTGGCTTGCTGGCATATTCTCGCCCCCTTTGTTTATCTATATTATAATATATCCCGCAATATAAAACAAACGCAAAATATTTTTTATTTTTTTTGCAAAAACCTCTTGACAAAAAATATATGCCGTCATATAATGCAATTAAGATAAAGAACAAAAACAAAACCGCAGGGGGCGATTAAAAACAAACAAAAATAATTATATGCCGTCATATAATCAACCAATAATTAAAGGAGGAGAACCATCATGACGACCACAAGAAAAGACATTAAACAGGAAATCGTGAACGCGATCACTGAGGAAATGGAGAAAACGAACCGCCTGCCGTGGGATTCGGGCCTTCTGAATGGAACATTTGAAAGTGTAAACTGGAAAACCGGGAAACGTTATCACGGAATCAACCAAATTTTGTTGCACTTCTTCGGAAGATCAGAAACCGCTGAATATATGACATTCATACAGGCGAAAGAAGCAAAAGCAAACGTTAAGAAGGGCGCGAAGGGAATCCCCGTCATTAAATACGCACTTTGGAACAAAACGCAAAAACGCTATGCAGAACCCGACGACAACAAAGACGACGAGATCAGGCCCTTTATAAAAAGGTATTATGTTTTCGCGGTTGAATCCGTGGACGGTATCAAGCCGAAACGCGAAATAAAAACACGCGAAAACGCGAAAATGGAAGATATTGAAAAAGCGGTTCAGACGTTCGCAGCTAATACAGACCTAACAATAACGAATGAAAATGAGGGCACTGCCTACTATAGCCCCTCACAACATCGCGTGAACGTGTCCGAAATTAACCGATATAAAGACGCCGCTTCCTATTATGACGCACTTCTGCACGAAATCGCACACAGCACAGGAAAAGCCCTGGGGCGTCAGATGATGGGAGAGCACGGCGGGCGCGAATACTCAAAAGAAGAAGTCACGGCGGAAATTACGTGTATGATGCTTTGCAGCTTCTTCGGGATCGAATCCAAGCGGGAAAATTCCTCAACTTATGTAATCGGATGGGCCAAGAAATTAAAGGAAAACCCTGCTTGGTTATTTGAAGGGGCAAGCGCAGCGGAAAAAGCCTTCGATTATATCATTGAAAAGATGGAAATTAACGCAGCATAACAAAAGGGCGGGGAAACCCGCCCAACCATAAAACGGGAGGCGGAAACAATGACAGATCAAGAGGTTTTTAACATGCTGGCAGACTTGGAAGAATATTTTTTCTACAAGCAGTATGCACTTAATCCAACACTTGATGATATTCACGATAAGCTGAAATTTTGTCTGAAAGCCTGGGCAGAATATACAGGCTGCAAAAACGAGGAAGCATAAACGCAGAGCGGCGCCCTCCGGGGCGTTAATGCGGGAAGCCTTCAAGGCTTGCGGTCGCAACCCCGCAAAAAACAAGAGGAGATATAAAACCATGAAAAGCTATGTAAACGAAACGACGGAAAACCTTTTCGCAATGCTTTACGCAGCACAAGCCGCATATTATAAGGCCGCGATGGAGTTTCACCCGGCGGAAGATTATTCCAAGCCGCACACGTTCCCGGACTTAGAAAAGGCCTGGGCGCGCGTGGAGGAAATCGCCGAGGAATTGATCGACAGGGGCCTTGCAGAATGGGTATAAATTTTTACGGATAAATTCAGACTGGGCAACAGAAAGGAGAACGCAACCATGAAAACGAAAAGACTTTCCACAAAATACCGGGCAATAGTAGAGGGGCTTTTCCCGAACGCCGGCCCGAATCCAAACATTACAAGCATGAAGCGCAAATACTACGGAAAAGACAGTGTTTGCGTAATGTGCGGGAACTACCTATACAAAGTAGGCGACGATCTAAACGACAAGCGCGCAGCATTTATTTATAACTTGGCAAAATAAAATGAATCAGACTGGGCAGAAAGGAGAAAAATCATGTACGCATTTTATGAGCTTAAAGAATTTATGGAGGCCTACGGACTAAAGGACAGCAAGCCCATGAATCTGACTGGGCAAAAGCAACCACGAAAGGAGCGAAAAAACATGAAAGAATTTAATACTTGTGAAGAAATCCGCGACGCTTTTATTAAACAAGGCTGGGCAAAAGATATTGATTTTATTCGTTCAGACGAACGAAATCTTTATAACGGAAAGCCGCTTTTTATAATGATTCAAACTGGAAATATTTACGACCACAACGGAAAAATTTATCGTTATAATCTGACTGGGCGAAAGGAGTTTTAATCATGAAAAGCAAAACCAGTTTCTACGTCGGGCGGCGCCTGATCTCTTGCATCACAAGAGAGGAAAGCTGCTACAAGGTAACACTTCCCAGCAAACTCTCTTACTTGTTTTTTAGCTACACGGAAGCGCACAAAGCGTGCGCCAGGCACGCGCAGGAAATCGCGCGCAGCGAACGAAAAGAGAAAATCAAAAGAGTTTGGAACGACGGCTATTATAAAGAGGTCGAATACTACGGAGCCTATGAAGATGTTCCTGACTATCAAATTTGGACAGCAAAAAATCCGGCGTAATGTGTTATAATCAAAACGAGGAGGCGTAAATCATGAGGAGAAAATATTATGCTGGCTATAATTCCTACGGAACAAACCTTACTTATTCAAGCATTGGCTGGCGCTTTTTGGCCTTTGAAAGCAAGGCCGCCCGCGACGCTTACGTTGATGAGCATTGCTACAACAGCAGCGGAAACATAGTTTGTGAGGAAATCGCACGAAAGGATATTCCCACAAATAGCCACAGCGCCATTGTAAAAGAGATTGACGTGGAATATGCGGAAGGCTGCCTTGGCGAGATCGGGGACAGATATAACAGCGGAAATATCGTAACGTGCGAACTCTAACACAACCCTAAATAATTCCATACAAACCGAAACGAGGCGGCTTAAAGGCCGCCTTATTTTTATATAATTTCAGACTGGGCGAATCAAAAAACCTGGACGAGCTGCGCTTGACACGCGCACTGAATCGCGAAGTTTCTAATCTCAAACATCATCACGGAGTACGTCGCCTGGGCTATGTGCAACGCATAGCAAGTGGAGAGATAGCTTTCCCCCGAATACCGCCGCCGGAAAATTTCTGCCTTTATCGAATCTTTTCCGCACCACTCCCGGACAGCGGCAATCACGGAAAGCCAGCGCTCAGGGAAGAACACTTTCCGCCCGTCCACCATCACGACGGGAATTTCGTCTGCCCGCCGGAGAGCCTGCGAGGCCGTCGGATCGGGAATGTAACTATGGCCCGTAGGAGTTCCGCCCGTATGACCGCGCGGGGACAGCTTGACCTCTTCCACCGCATCGGCAATCGCTTTTTCGTGCCGGATCATATACTCTATTTTCCTGACGTTGGCGTCCCTTGATTCGCGCTGCATATAACCCCTCCCCTTAATGCTCAATCGTCCAGTACAAAATCAGAAACGCGGCAATCATGCCGCACGCAAAGCCATGTAAAAAATCCATCACAGCCGCCCCCGTTCCCTGTTCTTGTTGTTTACGCGCCGCTGCGCCTCGTCCCTCATTTCTGCGTCAATGCCAAGTGCTTCAAGCATTGTCGTGATTGCCGTGATTGTATCTGCCGCTTCCTCGGCGATTCTTTGCTTTTCTCCCGGATACCATGCATCGTGTCCAGCTTTATAAGATAATCCTATTTCAGCGCCGAACAGCATGGATTCTTTCAGTTCGTCCAATTCTCCATTGATTTTCGCAAAAAGCTGCTTGACCGTCTGCTCCCGCATCTCCCCATGCTCGTCCCGCACACAAGGAAGCGGACGAATAGGAATACCGTTTTTTAATTTGCTCAACAACTCAAGAATGTACTCGTTGTTGTAGCAGATATTTTCAAGTTCTTCGATAATGCTTTCTGCGTTCATTCTTGCGCCTCCTTTAGTGCCTCATCTAACCATAATTCCGCACACTCGCTCGTCCCTGACGTATTACACTGGTTATAATACGGGCAATAATCGCTATACGACATTCTGCATGGCTCTTTCAACGCGATTGTCATTATAACGCTATCCAGCGCCGCCTTGGCCTCTGCCTCGGTCAGCCCGTCAATCCTCGTTTTTATGTCCATAGCGTGCCTCCGCTTCCTTTAGTGCCGCCTCTAACTCAATAATGGCGTACTCGTCTATTGTTTTTTCATGTTCCGTTATATATAAAAACGCACCTCTTGACCGACAGAACGCCCACAGCGCGGCCTTCGCTTCCTGTTCCTTCAAGCCGTCAATCCTCGCTTTTATGTCCATTGTCAGCCCTCCCACTCAATTTCACTAGCAAATCGCCAAGGGCGCGTTTCTGGCTTAAGTCTATCCCATCTTTTCACATATTCTTCTGGATATAATTCTTCACATCGTTTTTCAAAATCTTCGTTGCGGAGATAAACTAAAATACTTTTATCATCACGAACCACAAAATACTCAATTTCATCCATTAAGTGCGAAAAAAAATCATCTTCCTCCTCACCACTTTGTATATTTTTAAAAAGCTCATCTCTTGTACCTTGCCCTCTCGGCAAGTTCTGTCCGTATATGTTTGTAACAAAAATGTGAAACTTTTGCGTATACTGTGAGCAATATAAAATATCCCATAGTTTCATATTTGCACTACCCCTCCCACTCGTCCTTTAGTTCGTCAATAAGCCGCGAAATCTGCCCCCGGCTCATTTTGTCGAGATCGTACCACTCAGGATCACTGCCGCCTTGGTTTATCAGCTCCGTCGCCTGCTCAATTTGAAACCGTGTAGCCCTTTCTTTTTCCTCCATGCCGTACCTCCCGCCATGTATGGGGAACGCCGTACAACGTGCACCCATTCGCCCCGCCCCGGAAAATACACGCGCTGCAATTATACTGATTGCCCTTGCAGTGTTCTCTCAGCTCGTCCCGTGCGCGTAAAACTCTGTCACGTTTCATGGCCTGCCTCCCATTCTCTGTAGATTGAAAACCAATCCTCCGCCCGCATCGTAACAAGCCACCCCTCGCGGGATTTTTTATGCGCGACAATCGGAAGCTCGTCTTTGCTTGCGTCGGCTACTGATTGGCTCATCCATTCACGGAGCTGCAACCTCTCGGAAAATTTAACTTCCTGATGTATTCCAGGCAGCCCGATTACGTCCGCGATCTCACTGCCTTTTTGATAAAGCTGGCAGCCTCTTTCGGCGTCGTACCCTTCGGAGCGGCACACGTCCCTCCACATTCTCTCACCACGGGCGCCCTTGTCACGACTAAATTTCCCCATGTTTTCCCTTCTTTCCGCCATGTAGTCCGCGAAAATGCCACTTGTTCGGCTCAATATCCAATCTGCAACAACCTTTCAAGGCAGTATTGGCCCCGCGCAATAAGAAAATGCAACCACCGCAAAACGGAGCCTTGCAATAATCTCTAAGCACCGTCGCCGCCTTGATTATCTCCTGCTCAGTCATCTTTCAGCCCCCTGTTCCGCAAGTGTTCATCAAGCCGCCAACCGAAAGGGCAACATCGAAAACTCATAAAGCATTTGCCGATATACAAAGGGCAGTCACACTCTCCACCTGCTGTGTTCCAATGTTCCCGGCACCACCGTTCGACAGTCAGCGCGGCCTGCACCACATCTTCACGATTCGTTGTCATGAAGCACCTCCTCGAAAAACAACCAACGCAGACGGAAACGGCGCGGAATTTTTTGAACCGCCAAACTTTAGCCGCCCACGAATAAACCATATAAAGCCCTTCATGGCGTAATCATGCCACCATGCAGTGTCCGTCCGTGCTGGAACGAGGCAGACAACTGTACCCCCCCCCGCGCACACCTGTTTCATACGCCTTCTTCATCCACTTGCCGATTTCCCTGCCGTATGGGGGATTCATCCAGCAAACGCCTTTCCATTCCTGCGAAAGCCCGTCCTGATCCGGCGTAAAAAATTGCTTGCATTTTGCGTTTTCCGGCAGCGCGCACACATCCAACTCGAAATGGAAAATCGCGTCAAGCTGATTGAAAAAATCCTGCGGAGTTTCCCACTTGTCCGTGTTACTGCTCATCATGCCAGAGGTAATCATGCTTTCTTCTCCCGCATAGACTTAGCTTCCGCCAACGCAATAATTTCCCCTTGAAGTTGCGGTTTACTTTCTCTCTCAATCTCCGCAACAACGGCGTCATATCTCCGGCGATCCTTTTCTGCTTGAACTATCTCGTTATACATCTTCATGAATTGAGCGCGGGCAATTCCCACTTTGTCCTCTTCAAGCGTGCAAAGCTCCTGCTTGCCAAACGCAGCCACCGCTTTTTGTACCTCGTCGCAGGAATAGTCCCAAGGTTTATACAAGTGTTTTCTCCTTGCCTCTCTCATAACTTCCGCCCATGCTTCCGTAGCGGACGGGCGTTTGTTTTCCATGTAGTCAATGAGAGATTGAGCGGCTTGAAATACCTCTGCAATCGACGGGAAAAATTTGCTCGTCCGAATCAGCATCATCATAGCGGCGTCAATCGTTTCAATAGACAACGGCGCAAGCGCGCGGGCATAGAAAGCCAACGCACCAGCGTCCATTTGTGAATTTGGATAGGCCGCAAAATACCTCTGTAATAGTTTTATGATCTCCGCCTCATGGTTCACTATAAAGCCTCCCCTCGCTCAAAATATGCAATGGCTCTCTCCGCCGCCTCCATGTTTTCTTGAAGGCGGCTTTTCTTTTGTGGCTCCGGCTTATGAAATTTCTCCCACGTCAAAATCTTCTGTTTCCAATTCTGAACGTGTTGCCCTTTTGAATCTATCCAATTCCCGGCATCGAAATAGTCAAAAAAATCTTTTGCGGAAACATGCAACCCTCTCTCTAAAACATACTGATTTACTTCCTCTAACGTTGGCGGTATAAATTTCCCTCGCGCGGGCGTAGAATGTTTTGTTTCAGTTTCTGTTTTAGTTTGTGTTTCTTGTTTTATGTTGCCGCTATCTTTTGCGCTATGTTTTGGACTATGTTTTGCACTATCTTTTGGACTATCTTTTGCGCTATGTTTTACGCTATCTTCTGCGCTATTTTCGTGCGGTAAAATAGTCCTTGTGGATAACTCTATAATTTTATATTTTGTGGATTGGTTACGCTTGGAACCGCGCTCAAAATCAATAAACCCTTTTTGCTTCAAAAGGTTTATTGCTGCAAGAATCGTTTCCCTGCGTCTTATCCCTACAGCCCTGCCTATCCAGTAATCGGATTCGTCAAACCATTCTTTCCAACCGCATCTGTTATTCAACATAAAAAGATGATAATAAATAGCAATCGCGTTGGGCGTCAGGTTGTCTGATCCGATTTCATCAAAGGCTTTTAACTGTTTGATAAAATCCATAACGCTACCTCACTCAAAATGGAATATCTTCTTGCCGTGCATACTCTCCGCCGTCGTCTTTCTTCGGCTCTCCGCTGCCTTTGCTTTCAGCAAACTCTATCCGCTCACACACCACGTCCGTTGTGTAAACTTTGCGCCCGTCCTTCTCATAGCTTCCTGTTTGAATGCGGCCTTCGATAAGAATCTTCTTTCCCTTGGCTAAATATTTATCGGCAAACTCCGCAGACTTTTCCCAAGCGACAAGCCCGATAAAGTCTGCCGCCCTTGTTCCGTCTTTCGCTTTCATACGATCCACTGCAAGCGTCATTAGTGCTTTTACTTTTCCTGTGGTTGTCGTTTGGATTTCTGGATCACGCGCGAGGCGGCCCATAAGAATAACTTTATTCATCAAGTAAACCTCCATTCAAACGGAAATGCCGTTGCTTCTGTGCTCAACTTACAGCATGATGTTTTTTCCTCGTCGTCTATATGGAACACACACCCAGCACAATAATTATTATTTGATTTACAGTAGTTTCTTAAAAAAGCAGCAGACGCAAGCGCGCCGACTTTTTCATTTTTAATATCCCCCATTTCAATAATATTGGGAGGGATAAGTTCTGATAGTTCTTTTGGACTTCCTTTAAAAGTTATTTCCATGCTCCTCCTCCTTTCGCCCCCGGCATTACACCGGGGGCTTTGCCATTAAATTATTTCTCGTCCAGCGAAGCTTCCAAAATCTCGTCGTCGGTCTGCTTGACTTCGCCCGTCGTCGGATTCACATTGTCAGGAACCTCCTGCGCCTCTGCTTCAATAACTGTTTCGTCCGGCATATCCGCCATGTCTTTTACAATCTCCGTCTTGATCGTGCCGTCCTGGGTAATGGCCCGGACAAAATCAGTTTTGAGCGGCGCATATTTCAGAACCTTTTTGAGCACGGTTTTCTTTGCCATTTCGTCAAAGTTTGTTGTCCACGGAGAGAAGCCCTTGCCCGCAGCCTTAGAGTATGCGTTCATGTGTTTCGTTATATCCTCGCGGCTCATAACCTCGAACCCGTACCCGCCGCTCTTCGTATGGTAGATAGCGTAATACAAAACCACGTCGCCGCGATCTTTCAGCGCGGGAATGTGTTTCAACTTAGGCTCCAAGCCCAGCTCATATTCAAACGTGTCATTCTCATAGACTTCATGCGCGGAAATATCCGTAATCTCGCCGGAGCGATAAGCCAAATCAATCAAGCCTTTGTCAGCAATCCCACAGTTTGCCATCCTGTGGGGCCGGACTATATCTTCTCCCTTTCGGGAGCCATGCACTTCGACGGGTAACTCATCCCCCCGCCTACTCGGCTACATTCATCACCGATAGTCTCTACACTACAAATCTAACCTCATGCCCTTTGTATTTACCGTCGCGTTTGATTGCCCTTGCGATAGAATGTGCTTTTCCGTCTATCGCTTGTGCCAGCTCCTTCATACTTGGGTATTCAGTACCGTCGCAAGAAACCTTCTTACTGTTTCCATACGTCGGTTTGCGTTTGTGCGTTTTCCAATGTCGTATAATTCCTTGCCTTTGTTTTTCCACAATATCTCGCGGAGTTTTCCGCCCGGTCAGTGTCGCGCTGATCTTGTTTCTAACATCGTCCGTGACCGTATATCCTTTGAAAACTCTGTTGTATTGTGGCTTTAGCTTCTCAATGTAATAGGCTTCTCTATCCCGTAAATCTTCAATGCTACATTCCTCCAAGATTTTCACTTCAAAACCAGCTCGTCCATACTTCGCTATGTCCTCTTCAAATAGTTTTGTGTGAAGTTTATTCTTGCTGAAATGCTGTCCCATTCTATGCTTCACGTTATTCGTTGAGCCTATATAGAATCTTCCGTTGGCAAGGTTTGTTATTTGGTAAACTGCAATCACGCTATCACCTCCCATTATGAGAGGTTAGATTTACAGCACGGGATTGCCCTGTTGTTTTGGAGGGTTCCCCCGTTAGCACGCTTTCGCGTACACCCCTGAGTAATAGGGTTCACACAGTTTTACTTGACCGCAAATGTTCAGCCAAGTTGAAATTGACATTCCATAGTGCCATGGTTACGGTACGGGATAAGGTACGCCTGCCCTAACGGAGTATTCGGCTCGACGCCAAGCTGTGCGGCGTTCATCATAGCGCCCAAGAACGACTTCGGCGTGCATTGCGTCAGCGTCGGATTTGTACTCATTGCCGTAAGAACCATACGCGTAAACCGCTCCGGCGTGATGACCGAAGGCAAAGCCTTCTGAATCTCTCCCTGCATCGAAAGAATCAAGTCCTTCATGCCCTTCTGCGGCTTTGCCGCTGCCTGTGTTGTTGCCTGTGTGATTGCTCCACCCTTAATGTTTGCCATTGTTTTTCTCCTCCTTCATTTCCTTTTGAATCATTTCGCAAAACTCATTTTCATAAGGCTCCAAGGCCTTTCTCAATGCCACCATTTCTTTTTTGGTTTGCTCAATCTCGTCCTCCGGCGCGTTGTTATCGACCATTCGAGCCAACGCAATCACATAATCAGAAAGCACATCGTACGAACGGCGAATCATTTCTTCCCGCGTCATGTTGAAATACAACTTTTCCGTTTCCACTGCTATTTTGAGCGCATTCTCCGAAAAGAATTTGTCCATTCCCTCACCCCGCTATTCTAAATATCCTTGTAGGATTACCCTGCTTTGAATACTGCTGCCACACGTCCGGCCTCTCAGCTTTCAGCCGCTTACTGTCAACCGTAATCCGTCCGGCCTGTGTTTTCCAAGTAACCTTTCGCCCGTTTGGCGTCGTTCCTGCCTCGGCGTCGCCAAGCATAACCCGGAGCTGATTCTTTTTCTCCTCGATCTGTGCAAGAATCCCCGCCGCCGTGTCCGACAATGTATCAATCTCCTCGAAAACTTTGTCCGCACTACTCGGCAGCGTAATCGCAGGAGCGCCGCCCTTGAATTTCTCGGCCAGTGCTTCCGAACAATCCTTCGTGCCGTCCACGTCCGGCATTTCCTTTGCAACTACCTTCTTCCAAAAAGCCGTTTCAGCCGCGAGGAGTGCAGCAATCTCCTCTTCGTTCCGTTCAATCGTCTGCATCACGAACCGATTGCCTCCGATGAGCGCCGCAATGTACCACCGCTCCGCGCCCGTCACTGCCATGTAATGCTGGCATTGTACGTAATAGCTATCTGGCACGTTGTCGCCGTCCCATTCCTTCGCGGCGAATCCGTTTGCGGTCTTGCATTCAAGCCCGGCATTCTCGCCCACGACAAGCCGATCAACCGACGCCAACAAAAAGGGGATTTCTTCATGTTGGAGCAGCCCGCAGCGGCGAACCTTTTTCCCCGTGCGAATCGTGAACTCCCGCGCGACTGTTTCTTCAAGCACATTCCCCCAGTAAACATATTCGTTGTCGGATAAATCTTCTTCCTCGGCCTGCCCGGTCTTTTCAAGCCATAGCGTGAACGGGCTTTTCCATTTATTGAGCCCGACAATTACGCCCGCGTCGCTTCCGCCTATTCCCTTTTTTCTTGCGTCCAGCCACGCGCCCCGGTTTTCCATTTGCTCTACTGTCATAACTAACTTTGCCAATGTCTTTCTCCTCCTCCCGAAGCCATGCTTCCTGTTCTCTCAGATATTCATACATTTCGGCAAGAGAGTTCTTGATCGCGCCTGTACTCATAATCTGCCTCCACTATAGCTTCCTTCCAAGCGTTCTCGCGTTCGATTTCCTCGTCCGTCCTTCTCGTCCAGTACGAATCATTGAGCATATTGTTTTCTAACTCCATTGTCAGCCCTCCTATTCCATGTATCTATTGTTTTGTCGCAAGTATCTGTTATGTTGTCGTACTTATCCGCAGTTTTGGCACACATCTTACAAGTGGGGCAAAAAATATAAAAATCATCTTCCCCGCGAACCAATTCCGCATCGTTCCCGCAGAAAGGACACGGCTTCAAATATTCCATTTGTTTTACCTCCTGTGTCCGTGGTATAATCACGGTGAGAGTTTGCTTTCCCCTTTGCCTGTCGTGCTGTCAACACGGCGGGCTTTTTTCATTGCTACATATCTACCGTAACTCATACCCGCTTCATGCGCCTCGCGTTGTATTTCGTCGAGGCGCAGATTCTTTTTTATTGGTATATCCAAATCCTCCTCTCTTTTCTTCTCCCGCCACGATCTGACCGCCTCGCGCTTGCGCCTCTTCTGACAATCCGGGCAATACATCTTTTCGCGGCGGGCCTGTTCATGGCGTTCAATCCATGCGCCGCAATCCGCACACCGAACCTTCTTCAACGCTTATCACCCCCATAAAATGAAAGCCTCAATAATCAGCACTGCAACGCTTATCGCCGTCCTTGCCTCGTCACTCAGCGCCGCCCACAGCCTCGTCATGCCGCGCCTACCTTAAAACGCGGGGCCAGCGAGAGAAAAAGCTGGACGTCCTCTTTGTTCAGATAGATGCGCGGAATGCCCTTTGCCTTCGCAATCATGCGCTCGTATCGGCAGCCGCGCGACTTCTCCCAACCAGGACAGAACACAACCAAATCGCACCGCTGCAACAGGCTCTTGCACAGCATCAACACTGTCCGCTCCGTGTAGTTTGAATACTGTTCCAGCTCCCGGATCGGATTAAATATTGTGCAGTCCCCGTCAATCTCCGTGAGCATTCCTTCCTCGATCCTCTCCGCCTCCGCCCGATTGAATGCGCTCCCGCCGAATGGATGAGCTAAATACACTGTCCTCATTTTTTACTCTCCTCCTCTGCCATTTTTAACATCTGCCAAATGCAGACGGCCAACACAACCAACGCCACAAACTCCATAACTTACCGCGCTCCCAATGTGATATACGCCCATATCCCAAGGAACAAGCCGAACGTGTACCCGCCCAAGAATCCGAAGAGTGCGGAAACCTTTAAAATGTAGCTCATTTCTCTGCCTCCCCCAGCGCGTTTGTCCAGCACTTCTTGCAGTAGTCAAACACAAACTCCGTTGACGTGTCCGCCATGCCGCACCACTTTCTGTAGTCAGCGGGAAGCCCCAAATCGCACGGGCAATCCGCCATTACTACGTCCTCGAAATACTCCGGCACTTCCTCTTGAAGAATCCGCAGCGCCTTTATTACTCTGTTCATATCCTCTCGCCTCCAATCCCAAACGATCTATTGCATACTGTTTCGGAACACGGCCCGCTATTGTTTCATATCCTCTTTCCTTTAGCTCGCCGTTCCACTTCTGCACAAGCTTGTATGCTTTGCTCATCGAGCATTCAAGAACCTCCGCCAAGTCCTTCGGCCTCCAAAAATACTCTGTCATGTCGTCGCCTCCCTTACACTTCATTTCCCCAACAGTCCCAACCGTCAAAACGCTCTCTCGCAAACAACTCTATGCGTGGCTCGTAGGAAACAAGCTCAATCATGGCTCGCATCTCCTCCGGCTTTCTGCTGTGCTCGCGGCGTGGCGCGAAGAATCCTGTCACTCCTTGACACCGTTTCCCGTCCATTGTTTTATAAGGGAGATTCCCTCGCACTCCAAAAAGACAATGTTCCGTTTTGCCTCGGAAGTATTGGCCTAATCCTTTCTTGTCTTTCAACCAAGTAATCATGGTTTTGTACTCAAAGCCCCACGCGCCCATAACGGAAAAGGCGTCTTGTAAATGATTGTTTGTAGCCCACAAATACAAGTGGCAATTATCATCCGCAATCATGCGAACTGGCAACGCCATAATGTCTTTCGTTTTCATGAGAGGATAATGTCTATCTGCACCGCGCTTTAGTCTCCCCCCCCCCGGATTCCCACCAAGGGGGATCGGCATAGATTGTTTTGTATTTCACCGCCTCGCCTCCATACATGCCCTTTCGTTTAGGTTTCTTCATGATCGTTTTGTACATTTTGTACTGTTAGCGGGCAAAAAAATATCCTCGACTTTGCAATTCAAAGCCTGCGCCATTTTCATAGCTACCTTTAACGACGGAGAACGAACCCCCTGCGTAATAAACCCAATATACCGCTCGCCTACACCCGCCTTATACGCAAGCTCTGTCGCTGACATTCCGCGTTTAGTCATAATCGCTTTTAATTGATTCGGCATTTCCTCACCTCCTCCAAATTCTGTACATATTGTACAGTACGAAATGAAGAAAGTCAATAGCTTTTTGAAAAATTTTACTGTATAATTAGTACAGAACGGAGAGAACGGGGGCGATCTTGTATGAATAGGTTAAGAGAGATACGAAAGCAGCACGATGAGACACAACAAGATGTTGCCAACTTTTTAAATCTTACGCCAAAGGCAATTTCATTTTATGAAAAAGGCGAACGTGATATTCCAAACGCTACCTTGCAAAAACTTGCAGACCATTTTCATGTAACCACAGACGAGATTCTTGGTCGTGAAACAAAGGGCGGCTATTACGTAAACGCGGAGACTGCGAAAATAGCAAACGAAATGAAAGAGCGTCCTGAGTTAAAGACGCTCTTTGACGCAAGCCGAAAAATGACGCCCGAAGATATACGCGAAGTGAACGCGCTTATCAACGCCAAACTTCAAAAGCCGGAATATGATGATTGAAGGAGAACCGCCATGATAAGAACAGTGCTGGACGATCTCCCGCTGAGTGTCGGCGGTTTCGTTGTCGAGGACGAGGCGGGCGATTACGTCGTCGTCATGAACGCCAGGAAGTCTTGGGAAGCAAACCGTAATACATATTTTCATGAGCTGGAGCATATCGCCCGTGGTGACCTATACGCCAATGATGAAGCGGATTATATTGAATGGAACCGGCATAAGGAATAAGGGAGGCGTTTATTGTGCTATTTGCAGTGTCAATAATTTTTATTGCCCTCTTTGTCGTTTTGTTTTTTCTTATTTATAGTGCAAAGCTATATGCAAAAAAACACACGCCTTATATTTTAGAACAGCGAGATGAATATGTTGGAGTTGTTAAATTTGAACACTACTTTCTTGCAAACGAAGGAATTTTTGTTATTGGCGTGCGCCATCGTCCGTCAATGCTATTGTATTCCTCGGCTTATTCTTTTTTCGGTACGATTGCCTTAGTTTTTGCGGCACTAAATTTTTATTACAACAACTATGTTGTTGCATGTATTATGCTTTTAATTTCTGCTAATGTGTTCTTTTCTAAAACAGGAAGCTGGTTTCCGCATGTAGATAACGGAATATGTATTAAAAGAACTATCATGAATTGGATGCAAGCATATCCAGAAGATTTTCAAGACACAAACCCATTGACAGCAGTGACGCCGCTTTCTATGGCAATGTATTATGATGCAGCAATATCAATCAGTGAAATATATTTTTTCGGAGAAACTCAAGAATAAAAATCCACCCATTGACTTGTCAAGTATTCCGTGACAACTGAAAGGCGGTGATCCTATGCCCGCATATAAAGACGAAAAGCGCGGAACTTGGTATGTGCGCTTCCGCTATACCGACTGGGCAGGAAAGCGCGTCGAAACGACCAAGCGCGGATTCGCTACAAAGCGAGAAGCGAAGGAGTATGAGGAAGAAGCCAAGCGCACAGCAGGACACGCGCCGGACATGACAATGAAAAGCCTATGCGATTTATACATTGAGGACTTGAAAGCGCGGCGAAAGCAGACAACCGTTTACAGCGAGGATCGGATGATACAGCGCCACATATTGCCGCATCTTGGAGATATACCAATAAACGAAATCACCGTTTCGACCGTGCGCGAATGGCAAAACCAAATTATGCAAGCCAAGTCCATATACAGCAAGAAGCCATTATCACAGCACACCCTACGAAATATCAACGTTTGCCTATCGTCCATTTTAAATTTTGCCGTGCGCTTTCACGGCCTGCCGTCAAACCCGGTGAAAATTACAAAGGGCATGGGGAAAACCAACGCGCACTTAGACTTCTGGGAGGCGGACGAGTATGAGAAGTTCCGCGCGGCGATTGACAACGACGCAGACAGGCTTTTCTTTTCCGTACTGTTCACAAGCGGAATGCGTATAGGAGAATTTCTCGCGCTGACGATTGACGACGTGAACTTCAAGACAAATAAAATCACAGTCAATAAAACATATAATTGGAAATTAAAATACACAAGCCCGCCAAAGACGGAAACAAGCAACCGCACAATCACAATGCCAAAGAGCGTGATGAAGGATTTAAAAAAATATCTATCGACATTCTTTGGCCAGCCGCCGGACAGAATCTTTTCCGCTACATCACAAAAGATGTTGACAACACGGCTTGCTAAGTATGCCGCAAAGGCCGGAATAAAAAAGATACGGCTCCATGATTTACGCCACAGTCACGCAAGCTTCCTGATCCATAAGAAGATTCCCGTAACGGCAATCGCGCAGCGCCTCGGCCATAAGAACGCGAAGATTACATTGGAAGTCTATTCCCACGTCTATCAAGCGTCAGACGGGAAAATCGCGAAGGTTTTGGAAAAGCTATAAAATGTGGTCAAACTGTGGTCAAAAAAGAAGAAAGAAAAAAGAGCCTACTGGAAAACCCAGTAGGCTCTTGCATCGCAGAATATGGTGCGCTCGGCGGGAGTCGAACCCACGCTTTCTCTTGACATTATCACGTTTTAACAGCCCTTATATTTATTGGTTTTTCTTGCATTAAATTGTCATATATTATACAAAATTTAATGCCTATAAAAACTTTTGCGGTCAAATTGCGGTCACGAAACTTGCAACCAACTTGCAACCAACTTGCAATTACGTTGCAAGTTTGCAATGCGTTAATGCCTACCGATTTCATACCCCAAATAGCCGAATAGTACAGACGCGATCTGCCATTCAAGCCTTTGCCTTTCAAGCTGATTTTCTCGCTTCCGCCATGCGGCCTCATTAGCTTCAATCTCTTTTTTAGTATCGGCTAAAAATTGATTCGCTTTCTGTATTGCTTCGTAGGCCGTATTCAATTCTATCCGCTGCTGCGTCAATTCTGCTCTCAGCTTCGCGACTTCTTCCTTCTGCATTCCCAATTCTTCCAATAGCGTCAGTAACTTCTCCTGCGCTTCGGTCGAGGTCATCTGCGATACTTCGAGTAATTCCCTCGCTTCGGTCGATGCTTTCCTCGATTCGGCTAACTCCTGCCTCGCTTCGGTTAATTCCTTCTTCGATTCTTCCAAGGCTTTCTTTTGCGCGGCGTTGTTCTGCTTCAATGTTTCCCAGTCCTTCTTGGATATTGTTATAGTGTCCTGTTCCATTTCCGCCTTGGCCTCGGAGCAGCCACCAACACAAGCCAACGAAAAACAAAAGAAAAACGCAAATCCAAAAATAAAAGCCTGCCTTCTTGTCCACATTTCACGCCCTCCTTCAAGAACCAAAAACCTTTGAATTTGGCTCTTATTAAAATTAAGAACCAAAAATTTTAATTACCGTTTCTTAATTAAACTACGCTTTCTTTGCGTTCTCGGCCCAATAGTTATGATACCAATTCGCCTTCCCGCGCAGCACGTCACCGCCGCGCGTGCCGTCCTCCGCCCACGGGTTAAAGACGGGGCTTTCTTTCGTTCCCAAATATTCCAAGTCCCACCGCTCGCACGTTGTACGCGGGCCGTATAAATCTTCGGGATCGTAAAACTCCAACGAATCAGCGGCCTCGCCATGTGTAAGCACGTTATCCTTGTTAATCGTGAGCCATGTTCCGTCGCAGATAGCGGCGACCACCTGAGAAAATACTTCAATCTGCGAATCCGTCGGCGGCTCCTCTCCCAAATCTTCCGTCGTAGCGTCAACACAACAGCACATAGCCACGCCGATTGTGCCAGTGTTCAGTTTCCAAGTATGGGAAAGAGTTTCGGCAAAAGAATCCTCCGCTATGTAAATCTTTCCGTCTGTAGTGACGCTGACATGATAATCGTCAAAGAGCGAATCTCCCCAGCCAGCCGTCCAGTGCATAATGCAGAGCGGGCGGTCACGTCCGACAGATTGCGATTGCGCGAATAATTCTTCCCGGCTTGCGTTTGCAATATCCCGAATGTCGTTGATAAATACTCGTTTCATCTGCTTTTTCCTCCCTCGCCGCCACAGAAGCCCGTGGACGGCTTTTCTTTTACTCCGCGACTGTTTCCCTTCGGGCGGTTTGTTTCGCCGCTCCTCGTCCCTCCTGTGAGGTCATTTTATTTGCTCTCTCCGTTTTTCGAGAATGTCATGGAGCTGTCCCGCTTCTTCCACTCCGGCGTCCTGCAAATTTTCCAAAATTGAAATTAACTCCGTCACGGAGAGATAACCCACCAAGAGAACGACGGCCCATTGTGGCTTGCCCATGGTCATCATAATATTGTCGGCCAGCGCGCCAGCGAACACGACAAGCAAATAGACAATTATCTTGCCCAAAAAACGATGCTTCATTGCCTCGGATTTAATGTAGCCCGCCGACCGTGCCGCAGGGATATTGACAACACACTGCCACAAGGTCACGTTCTTTTTCCGCTTGCGCTTTGTCAAATACTCTTTCGACAAGGCAATCCATTTTGTCACAAGGTCAATGATTATCAGCCCGACAAACGCGAGAAGGAGCTGCCCGTGCATGGAGCAGGCCGCGCCGACAATGCTTGCGCCTACAAACTTTACAGCGCCGTTGTTTACCAAATTGGCGGCAGTCCCTTTTGCACTTGAAAACAATTCTGCAAAATCCATTTACTCCGCCTCCCGCTCAAAGAAGAATGCAATCCTATTCGCGATCATGCTGCGCGTATCATATTGGGCGGAAGTGTCAATCTTCCAGCCTAATAAATTGTTCCAGTGAACAGTCCAACCCCACAGAGTAAATATCGGCGCCGTGTTCTTATACATCCAAGCCCCGGTCAATCCGCCGCCGTAGACTTCCCGCACATAAATTGTGTTCGCGCTCTCCTTGATTTCCAACGTCGGGGAGATTGTCAGCCCTAAGAGATAGAAGGAAAAGCCGTAACTGCAATTCCTTGTCAACCACAGAACGCCGCAAAGATAACGCTGTATGCGCTCCCACAGGGAAAAGTCTGGATCAAGACAAGACACATACCACCGCTCACGGTTTACGCTCTTTAGGTAATCGTCCGTTCCTTTGTATTCTTTGTAGTGTTTCGGCCAATCGTATTGCAGGAATTTCGGCGCGTGCTCTACGCTATCTTTACAAAATACGCTGTTGTCCCATGTCTGCCAGTATTTCAACCACTTCGGCAATTCGCCGTTAATATCCGCAAACGGCACAACAAGCGGATTCGTTATATAGCAGATAATCATACACACAAGGGAAAGGATAAAATAAATAAACCAAAGTATCATGTTATGCCCTCCATAGAAAAAGGCGGCAATCCGCCGCCTTTGTGTTTACTCTATGCAAAAAGAATTAGTTCTCCGCCAAGGCTTCCTCCACTTCTTCCACCGTAAAACCGAGCCGCCAAAAATCGGAGCCGGGATTGTGCTTGTATTCCTGCTGAACGTATACCGTTACTTCCTCCCCAGATTCCTGATCGGTCGTTGTGTAAGAAGATACCCTATGCGTCGCGTCCGTTATACCTTCCTCCGGGCTTGCAATTACATGGTCGTCCATCCAACGGAAGCGCTCATCCAAAAGGCGCTGCCAATACGGCTTCCATTTCGACGCAGGAAAATTGTCTTTGATATAGTAGTAATCCGCCTTGCTGTTTAAATGTTTGGGAAAACCCTTCATAAATAACACGCTCCTTTAAGTTAATGTAAGCCAATGATTCTTTTCTTCAATGGTTGTAATATACGGCAGCTCATCCTCCGTTGCTTCAAGCTGACGCCGCAATAGAGAAGAGGAAGAATAGCAAATATGTTTTGAGCCGTCCAGCTCAAACTCAATCCGCAATGCTTCTTCATGCTGTCCGTATTTTGAGGGAAGCACCGTAAAGCCCGTGATGACAATTTCCTTGCCGACAATCTCACTGATTTTTAGCTTTTCCGCCCAAACCTCCCGCTTTGCCGCCGGAAGGTCTGAAAATCGTTTCACGGCATCGCCTCCACTTCTTTTGACAATTCGTCAAGTTTTACTGCTATTCGCAGATGATGAGCATTCGCATGTTTGAGCCAGCCGTTCGCGCTTGCGAGTTTCCCCAACGCCTGCTCTTTCGTTATTCTCCCGGTCTTTATTTGCCACGGGAGAGCCCTCAATCTTCGCTTTACTCTCTTTGCCGTCGCCTTCCTCACAAGGATTTTTCCGTTTGGGAAATGCCTATAGCCTAAGAAGTCCACGCCATGAGAGGTAGGAAACAAAGACTTTTTGGAAAGCCGCATGTGCAATTCGTCACGCACAAACTCTTCAATCTCTGCCGTCAATCGCTTCATGGATTCTTTGTCATTCCCGAAAATCAGGAAATCGTCACAATAGCGTATATAGTCCCGGACGTGGTACTTGTGTTTTACGAGCTGATCCAGCTCATTCAAATACAAATTCCCGAACCATTGGGAAGTGTAATTTCCTATAGGGACGTTGCTTTCTCCCTCAATGCTGCTGATGATGTTCTCAAACAAAGCCAGCACTCTTACGTCCTTGATTTTCTTCTGTATGACTGCCATGAGCTTTTTGTGATTGATAGACGGATAGAATTTCGATACGTCGAATTGGCATACCCACGCATTGCGTCGGACAAACTGCATACAGCGATTGCTCCCGGCATGTTGTCCCTTCCCCTTTCTGCACGCATACGAATCCTTAATCATCATGGAATCCCATATAGGAACCACGATATTCATGATTGCATGTTGGACAATCCTATCCGGCCAGAAAGGGAGGATAAAGATTTGTCGCTCCTTCGGCTCATGAATAATCTTGACTTTATAAGGGGACGTCGTAAACGTCCCCTCCACTAAAGACTTTCTTATAGCCGCAAGCTTCGCGTCCTTATCCCGCTCCACTTCTTTTACGCTGTTCTGCCACGTCTTGCCCTTCTTCGCTTTCGCAAACGCAAGCTCAATATTCTCCGGTGCAACTATTTTCTCAAATAGCCCGCCGTGCCTTTTCATATAATCCCCTCCGAAGTTTCGTTTTCACTACTATTTCAAGGGGCACCCCTGTTGTGTATTTTTCCTTTCGGAATGGCCTGCATGTTCAGCCGTTCGGGTTTTTGCTCTGACGCAATATATTCCCGCCGTATCAGACGCGCCCCGAGCCCCATAATTCGCATTCAAATTCAGCGCCCTGTTATTCCAATTCGAGTAACGGGAGCCACAATTCGCGGCATTATTCCAATTACCGCCGAGGATAGGACGATAACATGCAAGCCAAGAATAAGCACCGCCGCGCCCCTGCGGGGCGAGGGTGTTTGTTCTCGTTTTAAATTGTCCGTTTCCGTAACGGCTCAGACGCGCCCCGAGCCCCAGAATTCGCATTCAAAGCCAGCGCCCCGTAACTCCAATACGAGTAACGGGAGCCACAAGCCGCGGCATTAGCCCAATCACCGCCGAGGATAGGACGATATACCGTACCGTACACCTGACCGCCTGCATACTTATCGTTTGCATCGGTGGCCGCCGCAAAAGAGCCGGACGTGGAGGCAGCACCTACATCAGCGCCCCATTGATAATGGTCGCCGCAACAATCTTCGAGGCCGATATTGGAAATCATGCGGCGATTGCTTGTGTCTTTATGGCCGCCCGTGGTAACAGGATCAGCGGAGCCATAAATATTCGTACCCTGATTCGAGCCAAGCGCCGCCGCGAAAAATTCCCAATGGAACGGAAGGCGCTGCTTCTGCCGCATCAAGATTTGCTCAAATTTCCAGCAATGCCATTTCTCGCTGCTTGCACCGTCCGCCCACTCTGCGCCGAATTTGCTTTCCAGTTTCAACGTATCATCGTCAGCGCGTCCTGGCTGCCCGGCCGTCGCACTTCCCCAAGTGCCGCTCCAAGTAAGGCCGTAGATTGAGAACCACATATCCGTCCCCTCATCGTAGACGTACCCTTCCGGCTCTCCAATCGGCCTGTGGTTTAAATCCCAAATGGAGCAGGGAAGAATATCTCCGGCGACGTACCCGGAAAGCGGATGACTTGTGATTGTACCAACGTCAGCGCACTCACAATGGAAGCCGCCAATCTTTCGAGAAGATGCCGCATTGTAACGGTTTGGTACGGTGCTGTTTACGGAGATAAGCAAGTCCGGCACAAGCGGCGTTTCCTCGTTTGCGCAAGCGTAGATATAAAAATCTTTTCCGGCGCGGTTTGCCGCCGCCGCGTAATCCAATTCGCACAACCACACAACGGAGCCGTCGTTGTAAGTGTCGCCCGGTGTTGTCGGCCATGTAGGTGTAAGCGTCGAGGACGTGCCTGCCGTCGTGCATTTATACACATAGCCAACCGTGCCGCCCGTCGGGAAAACATAATCGCCAACTGCATAGGCCGTTTCTGCTTGCCACTCTTCCGCGCCAGTGTCCCATGCGGCATGATCCGAAATATCAATCGTTTTCTGCTCGTTCAGCTTCCGGCCTTGATTGTTGATATTGAGCCACAAAATAGCCGGGGAAATGATTTCCGTGTTGCTTGTCCGATCCTGCGAGGCGTCATAGAATGCCTCACTTTCTTCGTAATAGTTCGGCGCGGCGGCGTTTTCAATCTCGCCTTCCACGCGCGCCAATTCTACTTTCGTTGCGCGGCTGTTAATGTCATCTTTCAAGCCGCCGACCGCCTCTTCTGCGTTCACGGTCTTTACATAGATGTTGTTGAATTTTTTCGCTGCCGTCCCCAAATCGTGGGAAAGGTTGCTTCTTGGTACGATTGCGTTACTCATGCTGATATTACCTCCTGCGGCATAATATTTCCGTCGTCGTCGATTTGCCACATCGAGGACGATTGCGCATATTCGCGCGGTTGCAAATTCCCGTCGTCGTCATACTCGAATGTATCACTCTGTGCCAGCGCCAACGCAACCCACTTGGAGCTCGTCGCCGGGTATTCTCCCGTAGAGGTCTGAATACAGCGCCAAGTGGAGCCGTCAGGCAATACGACAATATCCGGCAAGTTATACGTCTTGGTAGGATCGTAGGGCTCGCCAGCGACGCCGACAACCTTTGCAATCTCTTTCGCTTCCTCCAAGGCTGCCTCCGCATCTCTCGCGGATTCGTCTGCCGCCAACTCGCTATCATGTGCGTCCGACGCTGAATCTTCCGCATCTGACGCGCTTTCTGCCGCAGCGTCAGCGGAGTTCTTTGAACTGACTTCTGCGGCGAAAATGTTTTGGAGAAGTTCTTTCGGCGTTTCGTCGCTTGCCATATCCGTTGTAATTGCGCGAGAGTTCGTTTCAAAAATCTGCTGAATCATCATTACAACCCGGTCAAATTCACCCTCCACATCTTCCGCGAAGAATGGGCCGAGGTTTTCAAGGTTCAATTCCTGCTCGTTCGGGAGTTCGCGGCGAATAACGATTTTCTTTCCTTCGGGCAGTGGATCCCCCGCTTTTGGATAAGTGACCGTTTTCGCCTGCGTGTCAATCAAGAAATTCTCTGTTTCCTCCGATGTTCCCGCGTCGTTTGTAACGTACACCTTGACATACTCGCCGTCGGTTTCCAGCAGCGCAAAAGTAAACGGGAATACTGTTGTACTCCCGTTTCCTGCGTACACGTTCTTGACGGTTTGATTCTGTACGCTCATAGTACATCATCGTCCTTTCTTCTTATTGTTGTATCAATGCGCATTTGCGCCTGACTACCTACGCTCGTTCTTCGGCCTGCGCCGCATAATATCGCCAACCTCCGGCGACATACCATTGAGCAGAATATCTACAGCGTTCCAGAAGATACGGTTTAACTGATTAGGTACACCCGCAAACATTGTGGCCGTGTTGATAATGCCCTCCGCCTTGTCCTGCGTGGATGCTCTATCGCTACGAATACGCTTGACTGAACGGTTTACATTTTCAATAGTGGATTCAATAGCCGACATTCTGTAAGTATATTCGTGCATTCCAACAATGGAACCAGCAAGCGCGTTTCCAAGTTGTCCAACGGGGCCAAGCATTGAGAAAGAATAACTCTTTAATTCTTTGATAAGCTCCGGCCATTTGTCCTCGTCGTCGATACCAAATGGATTCTGCAAAGCCAGCGCTAATGCAAGCATTGTCTGTCCAAGCCATTTATACGCGACATAGGAGCAGACATTGGCAAAGGCCGCTTGCTTTTGTCCCATTGTCCACTGCTTAGATGCAAGCCGCTCCATGCGCAAAAACTCATTGAACCGTGCATTGAAGAAGCTTTGGAACATGGTCAATGCTTTTGCGATCGGGCCGCCGCGCTGCATGGACGCAACGTCTGTAACTCTTGAAGAACCAAGGACACGACGAACAAGAGAATCAGCATAGTCAATCGCGTCTTGCTCCGTCCAACCTTCATGAATTTTCTTGTTGTATGCCGTCAGCCAGTTTGGGATTGCCGTTGCGTTATCCGTCATGGCCATT